AGCAGATTTTCTGGCGTACGGGTTGGGTATGGGGCTAGGGGGGCCTAGCTCTCCGCTACCGCCGCCACACCGCACCCAGCGGCCGGGTGACGGTGGTGATGATGGTGACGGTGTTCCCAGCCCATCCCTGTTCAAATGTTCAATTCATGGGATGTTTCAACTTTTCCATCCGCGAAGGGTAGGAATCATCGTCACCATCGTCATCACCGTCACCCCTCAGGGCCGTTTTAGAGGTTTTAGGGTCAAAACTAGGCTCTGAGACGCTAAAACTAGCGACCCTCGACCTGGACGGCTGCTACGTTTTAGCCTGCCTGGACGTAAAAATAGCCCCGCTCGCTGGCTGCGAGCGGGGCCTGGGGCCTAGTTTTAGCGCTTGTAGCTCTCCACGCGCCAGAGCTTGCCGGTCTTAGTGCGCTCCGACACGGTCTTGACGGTCAGGGTGCCGTACCAGCGGCCCTGCCGGTTCGAGAGCCACTTGCCGAGCGACCCGGCCAGCTGGCCCGGGTCCATGATGGCCCGCGAGCCGAGGAGGCCAGACGGCAGGGCGTCGAAGGGGATCGGGCGCGCCGGATCTGCGATGGACGTGAGCGGGTGCGCGACGAGAGTCAGCAGGCCCTTAACAGTCCACGGCTCCTCGCCCTTGAGCTCGTGCACGCGCTCCAGGAAGCCGCCCCACTCTTCGACCTCGGGGTCGACGGCGAACTGCTGGACGTCCGGGTTCGAGAACAGGCCGGGGATGCCCGCGTTGGCGAGGATGCCGCGCACCGTGGCGACCCAGCGGCCGTACGTGTCGGCGATGGGCTCGTCGACGAAGAGCATCCCGTTCACGACCCACGAGCGCACCATGACGAGGAGGCTCCAGAGCAGCTCGCCGCGGTGCTCGCGCACCCAGCTCTCGAAGTCGGCGATCGCGAAGCCGGTGCGCAGCTCGGGGTTGGGCACCCCGGGGTCGAGCCGGACGCGGACGTTGCGCCGCCCGAGGTCGCCACCGATGGTCGCGTTGTTGCCCGTGAGCACCCAGAGCCGGTCGTTGTCCGCCTCGATGACGGTCGAAGAACCGAGCCTGCGCGACTGGAACGTGGGGGAGGTCAGCAGCCCGGCGAGCACGGAGGAGCGCACGAAGCCGCTGACGTTGTCGAACACGACGACGGGGGCCGTCTGGGTGTCCAGGATCGAGGCGATGACCTTGCCGAGCTCGACGTCGTCGGACGGCATCTCGGGCTGCATGGCGCCGCCGTGGAGGCTCGTGAGCGCGCGGGCGAGGAACGACTTGCCCGACCCGCGCTCGTGGGCCTCGATGATGCCGAGCTTGTACGGCGGCGGGATGAGCGCGCGCAGCAGCGGGGTGAGCATGAGGCCGATGTACGTCGCGCGGTCGTCGTCGCTCACGAACGCGAAGTCCTGGAGCATGTAGGCGATCCACGATGTCGCGATGCGCAGGTGGTCCGTCGTCGGGGAGTCCGGCACGGCGGCCGGCTGCTCGCCGACGGGGAGGTAGAGCAGCCCCGTGGGCTGGTCATAGCCCGGCGTCGTGATGATCGTCCCGTCGGGGCGCAGGGTCGGTGAGTGCGTGACCCCGTGCAGGGTGCGCAGGTTCGGGCAGTCGTCCGGCGCCTTCGCGACGATGCGCGCGGCGCCGACCGGGAAGATGGCGGGCTTCGGGTTGAACACGGGCCCGGCGTCGGGGTCGGCAGCCTTCGCTCGCTTCGTCGCCTCGCGGTCCTCGGCGAGGCGCGTGACGACGTAGCGGTTCTGGATGCGTGCCTGGAGCTGGGACTCTTCCATGAGGGAGATCGACGCCGCGTTCTCGGCGCGCATGTCTCTCGGGGAGATGTACCCCTCCTCGCCGATGCGCGGGGTGTAGACGAGCTCGCCCTTGCGGAAGAACATGCCGGCCAGGCGGCCCGTGCCGACCTCGTCGCGCAGCCAGAGGGCGGCGAGCGCCTCGTTCGTCACGTCGACGGCGCCGTCGTGGGTGATCGTGCGCGCGGCGGGGGCGACGGCGGACGCCTCCCCGCCCTGGGGCCGCGAGCGGAACAGCGAGGAGTCGTCGACCCGGCCGACACCCGTCGGGGCGTCCGCGGCGCGGTCTCCGATGCGTGAGCGGGCGCTCGCGAGCTTGGCGAGCACGGCGCGGTCGTCGAAGTTGGCGTCGCGCGGGGCGTGCTCCAGCAGGAGGTCCTCGACGCTCTGGGGCGTGAGGGACGTCCAGGCAGCGTTCGCCAGCTCCAGGAGGCGGCAGGCGACGTAGAACGTCGTGCCGTCCCAGGGCTCCCCCGTGTAGCCGGAGCCGTCCGACGTCGCGGCGGCGGACATGGCGCGCAGGCGGTCGATGTTCGCCTGAACGGCGCGCTGCTCGTAGGCGTTCGCGGCCTCGACGGAGACCGGGGCGCTCGACGCGGCGGCGGGTGCGGCGACGGCGGGCGTGAGGAAGGAGATCCACTCGCGAGGCAGGAAGGGGAGCTCGTCGACGCTCGGGGCCCGGTTCGAGCCGTCCGGCGCGTACCAGACGTACGGCTGCCCGGAGCCCTTCGGCGGCGGGGGCGACATCGACGGCGCGGCGACGATGTACCTGTGGCCGTGGCGGATGAGCTCGACGTCGGAGTCCTTCGTCGTGCCGTCGGCGCCGCGCGGGTCGCGCATCTTCGCGACGAGGTCGAGCGGGACGTCGTCGGGGACGCGGTAGAGGTAGATGCCGGACTCGTACGGGGCGTCGCCCGCGGTGCCGCGCGACGATGACCGCCAGGTGGGCGGCATGGGCGCGGCGGCCTCGAGGCGCCGCATGGTGGCGACGGCGTTCGGCTTGTAGGCGTCGACGTCGATGCCGATGACGCGGTCGGGCAGCCGGAGCGCGATGTTCGCGTCGGCCCGGGTGGCGACCCAGCGCTCGACGTCGGAGCGTTCGGCGGCGGGTGCGGTGGCTCCGGTCATACCGTCGGGCGGGGGCCACTTCGCGCCGTGAGGCAGGGGGAGAGGGGACCAGCCTCGGTCGTGGTAGCCGAGCGCGTACTGTCCGTACCCGCTCACTTGGCGCGCTCCGCTGCGAAGCTCTCGACGGCGTCGCGGCGGTAGCGGACTCGGATGCCCACTGTCACGTGCTCGGGGCCGGGACCCCTGCCGGGCTTGCGCCATGATCGGACGGTTCCCGGCTTGACGCCGAGGATCTCGGCGACCTCCTGCGTGGTGAGCAGGTCGTCGCTGGGCTGAGGGTGGGTCACAGGGGCCTCCGGCTGCCGTGGGGGTGGGTACCAGGAGAATGTACCCCTTGCTGTACCCCTTCTGCAACCGTGACGAAGCCCCCGTGCCGGGTGAGGGTACGAGGGCCTCGTTGGGGTGTAACGGTGGCACACCTGCTAAGGCAACCAGGGTACCGCTATCATGAGGGTGTGCGGAAGCCCGCATTGCCAAGAGGCAGAGGAAGAGGTGTGACATGGGCGAGCGAGGTCCCGTCCCGAAGAGGTCTGAGCAGCGGATTCGCCGCAACAAGGACTACCCGGAGATCACGAAGGCTGAGGCCGGTGGACACTTCCCGGCCCCCTTCGAGCCCGACGAGGCGTGGCACCCGGTCGCGCTGGAGTTCTGGGAGTCCCTCCAGCACAGCGGCCAGGCGCGCTTCTACGAGCAGTCCGACTGGGTCGCTGCGTACATCCTCTGCGAGCACCTCTCGCGCGAGCTCAAGCCGCAGTTCATCGGCTTCGCGAAGTCCTTCGACGCCTCCACGGGCAACTCGATCGAGACGCCGCTGACCATGAAGGTGCCGCTCAAGGGCGCGAACCTCTCGGCGATCCGCACCTGGATGGCTTCGCTCATGGTGACCGAGGCCGACCGCCGGCGCCTGTCGATCGAGCTCTCCAAGGCCGACCCCGAGCAGGGTCGCGCGTCGACCCCGGGCGGCGCCGCCGTGACGTCGATCCAGGCAAAGCTCCAGCAGCGCGCCGAGAGAGCCTGACGTGTCGGCGGTGACCCTGGAGAACCTCGGGCCGCCTGAGACGTTCTCCCCGATCCGACAGGGCCCCGTCTGGGAGGTCGACGACGAGGGCATGTTCCTGCTGCCCGAGCACACCCTCGGCTGGGCCGTCATCGCCTTCTGCGCGGAGGAGATGCTCGGCGCCGACGGCGAGCCCGGCTGGCAGTTCACCCTCGAGCAGGCCCGCTTCATCCTCTGGTTCTACGCGATCGACGACCGCGGGCGCTGGATCTACCGCGACGCCGTCATGCAGAAGGTCAAGGGCTGGGGCAAGGACCCGATGGCCGCGGTCATTGCCCTCGTCGAGCTCGTCGGCCCGTGCCGCTTCGGAGGCTGGGCGGCCGACGGTACCCCCATCGCGATCCGGCAGAAGAACGAGCCGTGGATTCAGATTGCCGCGACGACGTTCGACCAGACGAAGAACACGATGCTCTTCCTCCAGGGGCTCATCCCCGACGCGATGAAGAAGAAGTACCAGATGGAAGTCAACAAGAACATCATCTACGCCTTCGGGGGTGCCGGGCTGATCGAGGCGATCTCGTCGTCGAACCGCTCGAAGGAGGGTAACCGCGTCTCGCTCGTCATCGGCAACGAGCCGCAGCACTGGGTAAAGTCGAACGACGGTCACACGCTCTACGCCGTGCTCCGGCGCAACGTGAACAAGATGAGGAAGAAGAAGGGCTCGCGCCTGCTCCTCATCTCGAACGCCTACAACCCGGCCGAGGACTCGGTCATGCAGCGCGTGCGCGAGGGGTACGAGAAGGAGCGAGACGGCGGGCAGGGCGTGACGACGCTGTACGACTCGCTCGAAGCGCCCGAGAACGTCCCCCTCTTCCCGCAGTACACCCGGCTCGACGAGAACGGTGACCGCATCGTCGAGCGCGACGAGCACGGGAACATCGTCCCGCCCGACCGCGAGACGCTCACCGCGCACCTGGAGCTCATCCTGCGCACGCTCGGCGGCGACGCAACGTGGCTCGATCCCGAGGAGACGGCGAACGAGATCCTGCGTCCCGACGCCGACCTGTCGGAGATGCGCCGGTTCTACCTCAACTCGGTGGTGTCGGGTGACGAGGTGTTCGTCACCGACGGCGACCTGACGGCGACCATCGACCCGACGTGCGCGGCCCTGCGGGCGGGTTATCTCGGGGACGATATAACACGCCTGGCCTGGCCGCTCATCGGGCCGAAGGACCCGATCGTGATGTTCTTCGACGGGTCGAAGTCGGACGACTCGACGGCGCTGGTCGGCTGCCGCCTGTCCGACGGGCTCATCTTCGTCATCGGCATCTGGGAGAAGCCGCCCGAGTCCCGCGGCGGCAAGACGTGGCTCGCACCGCGCGAGCAGATCGACTCGCGCGTGCATGAGGCGTTCGCGACGTTCAACGTGGTCGCCTTCTGGGCCGACCCGTCGCACGCGAAGGACGACCAGACCGGCTCGCGGTACTGGGACACGCTCATCGACGGCTGGCACCAGAAGTACGGCGACCGGCTCCAGCTGCACGCGATGCTCTCGGGCGACCGGCGCTCGTCGGTGATGTGGGACATGACGAACCCGTCGCACCAGCAGACCTTCTGCGACGCCGTCGTGCGCTTCGGCGACGAGATGGACCTCCAGACGATCCGCTGGGACGGCCACCCGCTGCTGCGGGCCCACTTCCGGCACTCGCGCAAGGCGTGGACGCCGTTCGGGCCCGCGATCCGTAAGCCGGCCCGTGGCGATGCCCGTAAGATTGACCTAGCGGTGTGCGCCGTCGGAGCCTGGATGCTGCGTCGCCTCATGCTGAACAAGGGCCTCGAAGAGACGCCCCAGGGGCGGGGCTTCCTGGTCCCCGAGTCGTTCCGCACGTCACGGAGGAGCTGGTAATGGCACGGGACATCATCGCCACGCAGCGTACGGAGTCCGTCGCCCGAGCCGACTCGGCGGCGGGGCGCGTCAAGGAGGTCTGGGAGGTCGCGGAGAAGGTCCGCCAGCGGGCCGAGTACCTCCAGGCATGGCACGACAACGAGATACCTCAGCAGGACCGGCCGGCACTACCCTCGAAGGCTCCGAAGGACCTCAAGACGATCGCGGAGACCGCCCCGACGCCGTATGCCCGGATGCTCGTGTCCCAGATCGCTCAGCAGATGCGCGTCGACGACATCCGCATGCAGGGCGGCGACTCGGCGCCCGCCTGGGACCTCTGGCAGCGCAACGGAATGGACGGTAAGCAGATCCCCCTCGTGCGCGCCGCGACGACACACGGGCTCGCGTTCACGCTCGTGCTGCCCGCCGTCGGCCGCCTCGACGGGGCGCCCACTGCGCTCATCCGGCCGATCAGCTCTCGCCGCGGCACGGCGTTCTTCCGTGACGACTTCGACGAGTTCCCCGAGTTCTTCCTCGACGTCGACATCGTCACGGACTTCGAGGGGAACAGGAAGCACGCGATCCGTCTGGTCGACGACGAGGCCGTGTACTCGTTCGAGGCGGACGAGGGGGACAAGGACTCCCTCTCCGTCGTCGGCGAGCCCAAGCCTCACGGCATGGGCGTCTGCCCCGTCCAGCGGCACGGGATGTTCGACCTCGACGGCGCCGCGTCGGGCGAGATCGAGCCGGTCATCAACGTATTGCGACGAATCCACCAGGACACCACGGACCGCCTCGTCGTCCAGCGCTTCGCCGCCTGGCTCGTGCGCACGGCGTCGGGTATCTCCGACAAGGATGGGCTCCTGTCCGAGGAGGTGCTCGCCTGGCTGAGCGCCGGCGACATCCTCGTCGACACGAACAAGGACGCGAAGTTCGGCACCCTGCCGCCGCAGCCGCTCGACGGCCATCTGCGCTCGCAGGAGAACGACGTCCGTGAGCTCTCCGTCGTCGGCGGCATCCCCTCGTACCGCACTCTCGGCCTGGGCGACAACATCGGCGCGGAGGCCATCGCGGCGGCCGACAAGTCGCTCGACCTCAAGGTCGACGAGATGAAGGTCGTGTACGGCGAGCAGTACGAGGCGATGATGCGCCTCGCCGGGATGGCCGCGGGCAACGAGGAGATCGCCCGGGACTTCACCTCGCGCGTGCACTGGGCGCCGCTCAAGACCGGCTCGTTCCAGACCATCGCGCAGGCGCTCGCGGGGCTGAGCGACGACAAGATCCCGCTCACCTACCTGCTGCGCTACCTGCCCGACATGGAGCGCGAGGACATCGAGATCATCTCGCGGGCGATCGAGGACCAGAAGGCTCAGGACCTCGTCCAGGCGGAACTCCTGAGCGCGACGACGGAAGGGGCGAACGATGGCGACACCAACGCAGCGACTGGCGCAGGCGCACCGGCTCCGTCAGCGTGACCTCGCGGAGGCGCTCGCCAACCGTCTGCGCGCCACCTGGACGGCGACCGTGGTCCAGAGCAACGACCGCGACGCCTTCCTGGAGCGCGGCCTGTCGCTCGTGAAGGGCGGCTATCAGGTCTCCGAGCGGCTCGCTCGCGGGTACTACCTCACGGCGCGCGCTCTCGACGGAGGGCGAGGCCGGCTGGACATCGCCTCGTCGCCGCTCGTCGACGACGCCGTCGTCACGTCGCTGGCCGTGAAGGGCTTCGTCGAGCTGGAGAAGCGCCTGGAGAAGGGGTTCGACCTCATCGAGGCGCTCGACATGTCCCGCGAGGGTGCCACAGGCGCCGCGGTGCGCCACATGCTCAACGGCGGCCGGACGCTCGTGCGCGACACGTCGCTGCTCAGCGACCGCTATGCCGTGGGCTATCAGCGCATCACGCGCGAGGGGTGCTGCTACTTCTGCGCGGCCCTCGCCTCGCGCGGGCCGGTCTACAAGGCCGGCTCGTTCGACACGTCCAACGCGCGTTTCACGTCGGGCGGCGGTGACCGTTCGCACGGTGATCCGCGGGCTGTGCGCGAGGGCGAGGTGCGCGTGCACGACTTCTGCCAGTGCGCGTTCCAGGTGGTGTTTCGCCGCGACGAGGCGATGCCCGACCTGGAGCGCTCCTACGCCGACCTCTGGACGTCCGTAGCCAAGGGCAAGGGCGACCAGATGAAGCGTTTCCGCTCCGCATACGAGGGCCGCCGCTACATGGGGGCCTCAGGGCGGGTATCATCGTGAGTAGCGTCGTCGTCTATATCGACGACCCGACACCGGAGGTCACCGTGCCGCACCAGCCCAAGTCTCTCGACACTGACATCGCGGGGCTCGTCACGAACCCCAACACCGCGCTCCACGCCGCGATCGCTTCGGTCAGCGGCACGCAGGCGGACGCTGTCGCCGACAGCACCGCGACCACGGTCGCCGGGCTCGTGACCGACGTCAACAACCTGCTCGCGGAGCTGCGCGCTGCGGGTGTCATCGCCGCCGAGTAAGCCCCCTAGCCCGGGTGGTAATCTGGGCTACAGCGGAGGTCAAGAGGCTTCCGCCCCACGCCGGCCAAGGGGTCGGCGCGACTGTAGGAGGAATCCGTGCCCCAGCTGCCGGAGTTTGACGACTGGAAGCGCCCCTGGAACCCGGGCGAGCTCGACGAGGAAAAGATCGCACGCCTCGTCTACAACGCTCGCAAGGGTGAGCAGGACGCCAAGGAGAAGGTCGCGGCCCACGAGGCCACGATCGCCCAACTGAACAGCGACCTGGACGCGGAGAAGGCTCGGAAGTCCGAGGCCGACCCGGAGGTCCAGGAGCAGCTCAAGGCCCTCCTCAAGGAGAACCGCGAGCTCAAGGCCAAGGGAGACGCTCCCCGACCGCAGGACCAGCTCGCGATCGACAAGCTCGACGTCGCTCTGGAGCTCGGCCTTACCAAGAGCCAGTCCGCCCGTCTGGTGGGTGCGACTCGCGACGAGCTCCTCGCCGACGGCAAGGTGCTCGCGGCGGACCTGGGGATCACGCTTCCTGGCGACGAGAAGGGCGGCGACAACGCCGGCTTCGACTTCTCGGCACCTGACCCGGCTGGCACGCCCAGCAGGACAGGGATGCCGAAGGGGTTCGCGGTCGAGACGAAGTCGGACCCGGCGAAGGCGGCCTCGGTGCTGCCCCCGCTGAACCGCTGATCTCACCCTCGAACGTCTCACCGTCCTCGGTCCGGGGATCGGCTAGCAGAAAAGGATAACCCATCGTGGCCGTTCAGAAGCCCTTCCTCGACCCGCAGAAGCGCGTTGACCTCGCGGTCGCCGAGCTCGCGCGGCGTTCCCGCCTCTCCGGCGTCGTCACCGTCGTTGACGGCGACCAGCTCGCCGGCACGACCGACGGCGCCGGCAAGCCGCAGATCTGGTACGAGACCGAGGCGACGACCGTCGCACGGGACTACGAGTTCCGCACCCGCAACGAGCCGATCAAGTTCGACGAGGTCTACCGCTCGAAGCACGCCATCTCGATCGACCAGCACATGACGCAGGCCGTCCGCACGACGCCGGAGGAGGACTTCTTCGACGAGGTCCGCTACGCCACCGACGTGCTGCCGGCCGCGGTCGAGGCCATCGCCGACCGGATGGACGCGAAGATCACGGCGAAGATCGTCGCGGCCTCCGACCTCAAGATCACCGACCTCGCGCTCAGCGCGGACGGTGACCCCGAGGGCAAGAGCGCCCTGCGCCAGGTCCTCGCGATCAACGCGCGCCTCAACCCGACGGGTATGCCCCGCAACGGGCGCCGCCTCATGCTCGGCGCGAACGTCTGGTCCTGGCTCGTCGCCTCCGAGGCGACTCGCCTGTACGACCCCTCTCAGGCGCTCACCGTCTACCGCCAGGGCGTCGGCGGCTCGATCGCCAACCTGGAAATCGTCGACGGCACCGACATCCTCGGCGAGAACGAGTTCCGCGTCCTGCACCCGTCCTGGTGCATCGTCCCGACCGCCGCGGGCGCGCTGCCCACCTCGGGCGTCGCGTGGGCCCGCAAGGCGGCCTACGAGGGCTGGGCCCTGCGCATGGTCAAGGGCTACTCGCTGGACTGGGACCGCGAGGGCACGGCGCTGCACACGTACTACAAGCTCAACGAGCTCAAGGACGAGATCCAGCGCCACACCAAGGCGTCGGCAGACGCTGCCAACGACGGCTCCGTGGCGGGCCAGCCCGTCATCACGGACAACAAGCTGGTGTTCACCGGCAAGAACGTCCGCATGGCGAAGGGCACGTTCACCCCGGACACCCCCTGATCGTCCCGGAGGTACCGCGAGCGCCCCGTCTCTCTACAGAGGGCGGGGCGCTCGCTTCATGAAGGAGGATCACCGTGGCTCAGGGCTTCATCGACGCGGGCGTGTTCGTGACGCTCGTCAAGCGCCTGTCCGGCGAGACCGTGTCGCCGACGGACGAGTACGCGCTGCTCATGATCTCGGCCGCCGAGGAGATCGTGCGCGACGAGGCGGCGCGCCCCGGCTGGGTCGGCGGTCCGTCCGTCGGCCTCGGTGAGACGCTCGCCCCGCAGCGGGCCCGCATCATCGCGACGATGCTCGCGGCCCGGTCGTTCTCGGACAAGGGCAACCTCGCTCGGCGTGCGGCAGGCCCGATCGCGGAGTCGTTCCGTGACGGCGGCCCCGGCGCGCTGGAGCTCACCGACGCCGAGCGGGACTGGCTGCGCGGCCAGCGCCCCGGTGGCGGGCGGCGGACCGGCATCGTCCACGTCGGTGCGGGCATCGCCGGGCCGTTCTACGACGACCTGACGCCCGACGGGTACTCGATCGCGGCGGGCGACCTCGACTTCGCCCACGGTATGCACATCGAGGACGTCTGACATGCTCGGCGTCGAGAAGGTCGTGCTCATCAGCCCTCCGCAGACGGACGGGAACGGCGACCCGCTGCCCGGCACCGGCACGGAGCGTGTCCTGGAGGGCTGCCAGGTGTACCCCGAGTACACGGGCGAGGAGACCTTCGCTGCATCGACGACGACGGGGCGCTACGTCGCTCTCCTGCCGGTCGCCCGGTCGGAGGTCAACGCGCAGATGCGCGCCCGCTGGGACGGCAGCGAGTGGCTGATCCACGGCAGCCCGCTGACGTGGAAGTTCTACGACGGCGACCTCGCGGCGACGCAGGTCACCCTCTGGGACGGGAAGGGCTGAGATGACCACGCTACGCCCCGGCGACTCGGTGATCGTCAAGACGCCGGGCCTGCTCGCGTTCTACCGGCCCGCGAACACGCGCCGGGACCTGCCGCCCGGCTCCGGGATGAGGGCGATGGACTCGCTGCTCATGTCCGAGGAGCTCCAGGGCGTCGTCGACGACGTCGCGAGCGCGATCCGCGAGGATGCTCGCACCCTCGCGACGGCGCAGGGGTTGGCGTCCTCCGGGCGCTACATCTCGTCGTTCCGCTCGGCCGAGGGCGAGCCGCGCGTGCTGCCCGGGGAGTACCCGAACCCGCGGCGCACGGCCATCGTCTACAACGACACCCCGTACGCCGCCACGCTGGAGCGTGGGCGCAAGGGCGAGAACGGGCACTACATCCTCACGCGAGCTTCTGAGCCGTACCATGTCGGAGGTGTGTGATGGGGAGCCTCTTCCCGAACGTGATCGAGAAGCTCGCGCAGGGCATCCCGCCGCTGCTGACGCCGCCGACCGGGCTGACCATCGCCGCTGGCACGCGGACCCCCGCCGACATGACCGGCATGGTGTTCCTCCGCTTCACGTCGCCGGCCGTCCCCGCTGACCGAGTGACGCAGCGCGCGCTCGTGCACGTGGACGCCTTCCCCCCTACCTACAGGGACGGTTATGATGTATCCAGGGCGGTCATGACACTGCTCCTGGACCGTCGTCGGATCGGGTCTCTCGTTCTCGACTACGTTGAATGCCCCTCTGGGCCCACCGAGGCCGAGTGGGACAACTCGAAGATCCGTCGATTCCTGAGCATCTATCGGGTGTCGACTCGACGATAGGAAAGGGATACATCGTGGGTAACTTTGCATCCATCGCGAAGCACCAGAACGAGCTCATCCGCAAGGCGCTCACGGGCTCGGTGTTCATCGCCCCGCCGGCGACCACCGCCATCACCTCGCTCACGCAGACCACGGGCACGGCGCCGAACAAGGTCATCGACCTCATCACGCTCCCCGCCGCCTGGAAGGACCTTGGCTTCACGACCGACGCCGGGTTCCAGTTCTCGACCGAGACGTCGCAGTCCGACGTCTCCTCGTTCCAGTCGGTCTCCCCGACGCGCTCGGACATCATCTCGCGCGTGACGACGCTCAACGTCGTCGCTCAGGAGACCAACATCCTCACGCTCGGCCTCTACACGGGCGCCGAGCTGTCGTCCATCGAGGCCGACCCGAGCACGGGCGAGGTGTCCATCGCCATCCCCGAGCGCCCCTCCTCGCAGTACTACCGCCTCCTGTCGATCGCGGTCGACGACACGGGCGAGGACGGCGAGATCTACATTGCCCGCTCCCTGCCTTACGCGAAGGTCGTCGGGCTCGGCGGGCAGAACCAGGGCAAGGGTGACGACCCGATCACCTGGGACCTCACGTTCCAGGGGTTCAAGGACTCGACCCTCGGCTACTCGGAGCGCTACATCTTCGGCGGCCCGGGCTGGAAGGCCCTGCTCACGAAGATGGGCATTCCCGACGCTCCCTGATCTACCCGGGGCGGGGGAGTGACCGTGGGGGTGATGGCCCCCGCCCCGGGTATCACCATCACCCTCACGCGAGCAAGGAGACCCGCCGTGGCAACATTCCTGACGAAGGACGGCAAGACCCGTCGCGTCGACAGCAAGGAGCAGGAAGTCACCCTGCGTCACGCCGGCTGGAAGCCCTCCGCTCCCCGCCCGGCCCCGAGCGACGCCTCCAAGGCGACGCCGAAGCCCAGCAAGTAACCCCACCGAAGGAGAGTCACCGTGGCGACACCACGCACCACCCCCAGCAAGCCGAAGGCCAAGCCCGCCGCCTCTTTCTCGCTTGAGGCCGCGGAGAAGGAGTACGCCGAGTCTGAGCGGCCCGAGCCGTTCACCATCGACATCGGAGACGGCGAGGGTCTCGTCACCCTCTCCGACCCCCAGGAGCTCAGCGTCTCCGAGATCGGCAACCTCAGGGACGAGACGCCGCTCCTGGCGCTTCGCACCCTGACCCCGTCGGACCAGGACTACGAGCGCATCATGGCCCGAGGGCTCACCCTCAACGCCTACAACAAGATGCTCTCCGCCTGGAAGGACCACTACGGCCAGGACGCCGAGGGAAACTGACTCGGGTCGCCTTCTACATCGAGCGCTACGGCAGCGAGCTGGAGGCAGACTTCCAGCAGGTCTACGGGCTCGATCTGGGGCAGCTGGTGCGGGCGAGGCTCTGGAGACGGATCGCCTCGCTCACCCACCAGCTGCCCCAGGCGTCTCGCCTGGCGCAGGCCACAGCGAACGACCCTGAGCACGTCGAGATGATCCTGGCGGCTCAGCAGAAGGACGGCCCGACGCCGACGTACGCGCCGCCGCTCTCGGAGTGGGGGGTCGCAGAGAGCTTGCTGGCTGACCTTGTCGACTCGGTCCAGACGCTCGCTGCCATCACGATCGCGGTCAACTCGGGCAAGCCGCCCAAGACGCGCCCCACGCCCCGCCCTCGGACCGCCCTCGAGGACGCCCGCAAGGCTCGGGCGAAGCGCGATCACGAGAGGACGCTCCGACGCTTGCGCGGGGGTCGGGTAAAGTAGCACTAGGCAGCGACGACGGGAGACGGAGCGATGGCATTCTCGCTCGGCACGATCTGGGTGCAGGTCGTCCCGTCGTTCAAGGGGGTCCAGGAGGCGGCCGCCACCGAGGCTCGCAAGGGCGCCGCCTCGATGCAGGCCGCGAACGAGCAGATGCTGCGCAACACCGAGCGCGCGGCAGGGCTGTCCGGCAAGCGCGCTGGGAAGAACTACGGCTCCGCCTTCGAGCGCGAGATGAAGCCCCTCATCGACGAGGTCGACCGGCTCACGAAGAACGTCATGAAGCGCGGCACAGGCCCTGGCGGCCGCGAGTTCAGCGAGTGGCGCAAGATGGCCGCAGAGATGAAGAAGGTTGACCTCAGCACGGCCGCCTCCCGGCAGAACGTGTTCGAGCAGTTCCAGCGAATGCGCACCGGCGTCCGTGACCTCCTCCAGGGCAGCAGCAAGCTCAACGCGGACACCCGCCGCAACGCCTCCGCGCTCCTCCAGACGCTCGACAAGACGCAGGCGACCATCGACGGCTGGAGGGGGCCGACGCAGGTCGAGAAGGACCTCCAGCGGGCGAGCGCCGCGGCCGAGCGCGAGCGCAAGGCGGGCGAGGCGCACCAGCGCGCGATGGCTCGCGCGCAGCGCATGGCGCAGGAGGAGAACTTCCAGCGCTCGAAGCGCGAGCGCGAGACCGAGGTCGAGCACGTCCGCGAGATGGCGAAGTGGCTCCGCCGTCGCACGTCGGCGCTCAACGACGCCGTCATCGGCCGCGACCTCTCGCCCGAGGAGGCGCAGGCGTCGCGGAGCAACCTCCTGTCGGCGCGCCGCCTGTTCAACGAGGAGGCCGCCAAGGTCCGCTTCGACGTCGACGAGGCCGACCTCGTCGAGGACCTGAACGACGCCGTCACGAAGGCAGTCAACGCGAACAAGGAGCGCGTCCTCAAGTTCAACGCCGATCTCGACACGCAGCGCGTGCGTGCCCGCCTCGCGGAGACCCGGGCGCTCATCGAGAGCACCCGCCTGGACATGGAAGTGGACGTCGATTTCGACCGCGAAGGGGCTCGCGCCCGCATCGCGGCGCAGATTCAGGCCCTGGAGGCCACGCTCCCCGACCTGGACGTCCAGGCGCGCGCCGATACGACCAAGGCCGTGCGTGACCTGCACCGGCTGGAGGCGCAGCTGCGTGACGTCAAGCGGGAGGCCGGCCTGGCCGCGCGCGCGATGGCCGCACTCGACGCCGGCAGCGCGGCGAACTCGGTGCGCGTGTTCAACGGCATCCTGACGACGACCCTCGCCCTCGGCCCCGCACTCATCCCGGTGCTCGCGACCCTCAGCGCAGGGCTGGTGGGCGGCGGTGTCGCCGCGATGACCGGCTTCGCGGGCGTCGGCATCCTCGTCGCCGGCCTGGCGGGCATCGGCGGGGCTGTGAAGGCGCTCAACGACCTCCAGCGCGCCCGCAGGCTCCAGGAGCCCCAGGCGGGCACCGAGAGCGGCGCAGACCCGCGCCAGGCCGTCCAGGACGCCCGCAGCGTCGCCGACGCCCAGCGAGCGCTCGCCAGGGCGCGCGAGGACGCTGCCGACTCTGTCGCCGCGGCGAACCGTCGCGTGCGTGACGCCGAGGTCGGGCTCGCCGACGCTCACAAGGCCGCCGCCGACGCCGCCGTGGACGCTCGCCGTCGCGTCGCCGACGCCGAGCGAAACCTCGCCGACGCCCAGAAGGACACCGTCAGGGCTCAGCAGGACATCAACGCCGCCCGCGCGCAGGCGGTCCGCGACCTGGAGGACCTGAACGCCTCGCTGCGTAGCGCGACCCTCGGCGAGCGCGGCGCAGAGTTTGCCCTGGAGGAGGCGAACGCTCACCTCAACGTCGTGCTGGAGGACGACCAGGCGACGGACCGCGAGAAGGCGAAGGCGCAGCTCGCGTACGAGCAGGCGAAGGCGCAGCTGGAGGACCAGCGCCGCTCGGTCGCGAGGCTCACCGAGGACGTGAAGGAGGCGAACGCGGCCGGGATCGAGGGCTCCGACCGGGTCATCTCGGCGAAGGAGCGCGCCCTCGACGCCGCCGAGCGCGAGGCCGCTGCCGAGCGGTCTCTCGCGGACGCGCGCAAGGCTGCCAACGACACCATCGTCGAGAACGCTCGCCGCATCCAGGATGCCGAGCGTCAGGTCTCGGACGCCCGCAAGGCGGCGACGGACGCGCGGGTCGACGCCGCGCAGCGCATCACGGACGCCGAGCGCAGCCTCAGCCGCGCCTACGAGGACATCACCCTGCGGCAGCAGAAGGCGGCGACGGCGACGAACGAGCTCCAGACCGAGCTCGACGCGCTGGAGAAAGCGATGGACGGCCTCTCGCCCGCGGGGCAGCGCTTCGCGAGGTTCCTGTTCAGCCTCAAGCCACTGCTCGACGACGTCCGCACCGCCGCCCAGAACGGGCTCCTGCCCGGCCTGGAGAACGCGATTCGCACGATCGTGGAGAAGTACGGCCCCGGGTTCGTCAAGTTCGTCGGCGACATGTCGAAGGTCCTCGGGGACCTCGCCGAGGACAGCGCGAAGATGTTCACGAACCCGTTCTGGGAGTCGTTCTTCGACACGATGGCCGAGTTCGGCCCCGAGTTCCTCCAGCTGCTCGGCGAGATCTCCCTGAACCTGTTGACCGTGTTCGCGGGGATCTCGAAGGCGTTCGCCCCGTTCACGAAGGACATGCTCACCTGGCTCAATGACCTCACGGCCGGCTGGGCGAAGTGGGCAGAGGGGCTTGCCAACAGCCCTGCGTTCGGGCAGTTCATGGCGTACCTGGAGGAGAGCGCACCGAAGATCGGCCAGCTCTTCACCGACCTGCTCACCGCCCTACTGAACCTCATGATCGGCCTCGCGCCCTACGCCGACAAGCTCGTCGACGTGCTGCTCAAGGTCGCTGACTGGCTCGCCAGCATGGACCCCGACGAGATCGCGAAGCTCGCGCTCAACATCGGCGCCATCGTGCTCGCGATCCAGGTCGCGGCGGGCTTCACCGCGCTCATTTCCAGCACCGCGATGCTCCTGTCGAACATCGTGGGCATCGGCACGGCCGTGTCGGCGCTCGGCGGCCTCTTCTCGGGCCTGGCGACGACCATCGGAACGGCGCTGACGACGGCAGGCGGCTGGGTCTCGGGCTTCGGCGGCGCCGTCGCTTCGGCGGCCGGGTCGATCACTGCCTCGGGCCTCATCATCACCGGGATCATCGCCGCGGCGGTCGCCGCGATCTGGTGGCTGTGGAACAACTCGGACCAGTTCCGCGAGGGCTGGGAGAACAACTTCAAGCGGATCAGCAACGCTGTCAAGTTCGCCTGGGACAACGTCATCTTCCCCGTCGTCGACCTCATCAGCACAGCGCTGAGCACCCTCTGGAACGACTATCTCGTCCCACTGGGACAGTTCTGGGACAAGGTGTTTCGCACCATCATCGCCCCGACGGTCACGTGGCTGTGGGAGTCGATTATCAAGCCGTACTTCACCTTCATCATGGGCATCCTGGAGACGCTCTGGGGCGTCATCGACACCGTGTTCACGATGGCGACGAACATTATCAAGGCCGTGTTCGCGCCCGTGTTCAACACCGTGCTTAAGCCTGCCATTGAGGATGCCAAGGGCTTCATCGAGGACTTCGGCGACGTCTCCAAGGCTGTGTTCGGCACGCTGGGCGACTTCATGGAGAACGAGGTCGCGCCGCAATGGAACACGTTTATCGAGACGCTCGGCGACGCCTGGTCCGGGCTGCTCGACCTGTTGCGCCTCCCGATTCGCCTGTTCCTCGAGTACGTCATCAACGACGGCCTGATCGGTGGCTTCAACTGGCTCGCCGACAGGATTCCCGGCCTCGACAAGGTCGACCCGGTGCCGATCCCGCAGGGCCTCCTGCCGGGCGGCGGGAAGAAGAAGGACACCACCTCGGGGCGTCGAGGCGGCCAGAGCACGAAGTACGCCGCCGGCGGCGTCCTCCCGGGCTACACCCCGGGCCGCGACGTGTTCCGCTTCTTCAACCCCTCGGTCGGCACGCTCGACCTCTCGGGCGGCGAGGCGATCCTCGTCCCCGAGCTCACCCGCGCCATCGGGGCCGACCGCATCCTCGCAGCCAACGCGGCCGCACGTTCGGGCTCCCCCGGCCGCGGCGCAGCAACCCTGGGCGGCTTCAAGGGCGGCGGCATCCTCGACTGGGCAGGCGACGCCTTCGGCGCCGTCACGAGCACGGTCGGCAAGGCGGCCGGGTGGGTCGGCGACAAGATCGGCGACGTCGCCTCCTTCCTCAAGAACCCGCGCAAGGCCCTGGAGAGCCTCGTCAACACGGGCCTGAGCAAGGTCGGCATCGACGCATCCTTCCTGCGCGACGTCCTGCGCGGCGTCGGCATGGCCCCCATCGACGCGCTCGCGAAGTTCATCACCGGCGAGAGCAGCGACGGTGGCTTCTCGGGCGGCGGCGGGGAGTTCGGCAGCGGCCCGGCGATGGGCTGGCAGTCGCTGTGGGACATCGTCCGCTCGCAGTTCCCCAACGCGCGCCTGAACAGCGCCTACCGCCCGGGCGCCATCACCGCCGTCGGCACGCCGTCGCTGCACGGGCTCGGTCGCGCCATCGACATCTCGCCGAGCATGGACATCTTCAACTGGATCGCGAAGAGCTACCCCAACTCGACCGAGCTGATCTACTCGCCGGCCGGGCCGCGCCAGCTCTCGCGCGGCCGTCAGTGGAACTACGGCGAGCCGACGAAGTCGATGCACTACAACCACGTCCACTGGGCCATGAAGGAGGGCGGCGTCGTGCCGACCCTCTACGACAACGGCGGCGACGTCCCGCCCGGGCTGAGTGTCATCGCGAACAAGACGGGGCGCCCCGAGGTCACGCTGACCAACGAGTTCGTCTCCGACATGCGTGAGAAGATGAACAGGAACGATGCACCGCTGGTCGACGCCCGCGGCGCGTTCTTCGGACCCGACGCCAGCGAGATCGCCGAGCAGCTGCGCCACCAGGCGCGCAACGCCCAGGCTCTCGCGGGCCTGGACGCCCTCGGAAGCGTGGTGTGACCGTGACGTACCCTTCGCTCGTTCTCGCCGCTCCTCCGTACCTGCCCCCGCCGCTGGTCCTCGATCCGGGCTGGGGCGGCCTGGTGATGACGTGGACCGGGTTCGACGGCCGCGAGTGGAGCCTGACGAGCCACGCCGACGACAACGGGATCGTGCTCATGCCCGGCGTCCAGGGCCTCGGCGCTCCGACGTTCACGCACTTCCGCGACACGTACGCCTCGATGCACGGCTCCCGCTGGAGGGACTACAGGGCGAACGCCCGCGAGGTGTTCTGGCCGCTGTACCTGTTCCACGACGAGGGCACAGACGAGTGGCGCCAGCTCAACCGCGCCTTCACCCAGACGATGAGCCCGCGCAAGTCCGGCGTCTGGAAGGTCACATCCCCCGGGCAGCCTCCCCGCTCGCTGCGTCTGCGCTACGAGAAGGGGCTCGAAGGCGCCTTCTCGCTCGACCCGACGAAGTTCGGCTGGGCGAAGTATGGGATCTACCTCACGGCCGACCAGCCCTACTGGGAGGGCACGCCGATCACGCGCACCTGGGCCACGGCTGACCCGATCCCCTTCTTCGTCGAGGGCGGCTCCCCGCCGTTCTACATCTCGGGGCCGCCGCGGGTCGACACGGCGACGCTGACCAACCCGGGCGACGTCGAGTCGTGGCCGGTGTGGACGTTCACGGGACCGATGAGCGGCGCCGAGGTCGGCGTCAACGGGCAGACCGTGTCGTGGGAGATGGAACTCGCTGAGGGCGACACGCTCGTGATCGACACCCGGCCGACGGCACAGACGGCGATGCTCAACGGCGTCGACGTCACTGCCTCTCTGCTGAGCTTCGGGTTCGCAGAGATCCCCGAAGGCGCCAACGTCCCGCTGACCGTCCTCCTCGACGGCGTCGGCGGCACCGCCCGCGTCGACCTGACGCCGCTCTACGAGTGGGGCTTCTAGTGGCGCCCCCGATCCGAGTCGCCGTCTACGACAAGGCGTTCAACTTCCGCGGCACCATCGGAAACCCCGGCTACGTCACCCTGACCCTGACTTTCATGGCCCCCGGGCTCGGGCAGTTCTCGATCCCGAACGACCATCACCGTCTGGGCGACCTCATGACCCCGGGCGCGCGCGTGCACTTCACGGACGCGAAGGGCGACCACCTCCTCGCGGGCAGCGTGCGCCGTTGGCGCGGCACCGGCCCGGAGAGGTCGGGAAGCGTCGAGTTCGACGTCATCGGCGACTTCTCGATCCTCCAGACCACCCTCGGCTGGGTGGTCCCCGGGGCCGCGATCACCGAGCAGGGGACCGCGGGTACGAACTGGACGATGACGGGCCCCGCCGAGACCGTGCTCAAGGCGGCGGTGACGGAGAACGCGGTGAATCGACTGGGTCTGCCGATCACCGTGCCGACCACCCTTGGGCGAGGCTCAACGGTCTCGGCCCGGCTGCGATTCCAGACGCTGCACGAGCGCCTGATCCTCACCGAGGACGGCGCCGGCATCATCGACTCGGGCATCGCGGCCGACATCGTGCCGACCGAGGGCGGGCTGCCCCTCGACGTCTGGACCCCCAAGACGGTCCTCCAGCCAATCAACGAGCGCTCGGGCATCGTGAAGAGCTGGTCCTACGCCTATGACCATGCAAAGATCACGCGCGTCGTCGTCGCCGGGCAGGGCGAGGGCACGCTGCGCCTGTTCCGCGAGCGGGTCGACACCGCGACCGAGGCGGAACTGGGCGAGAAGCGCGAGGCGTTCCGTGACGCTCGCGACTCGGACGACCCGACGGTGCTGTACGCGCGCGCCGACGAGACGATCGCGGAGAACGCGGCGCGCAGCGGGCTGTCGGTCGAGTTCGGCGAGGCCGGGAACTTCCAGTACGGGCAGCAGTTCAAGGTCGGGGACCGCGTTACGCTGGAGGTCGGAGGCGTCTCGATCAGCGATAGACTGACAGAGTGCACGCTCTCGTGGACGAAGGACGGCGGGTTCGAGGCGCGTCCGCGCGTCGGGGCTCGCAGCGAGGACCCGTCAAGAACTCTCGCGAACGCGGTCATGAGGATCGCTCGCGGGATCAGGAACAGGAACGCGGAGGCGTGACATGGCGATCACCAGCATCGGCTACCCGGGCACCGTCGCCCCCGGCGAGGACTGGGCAGACCTCCAGCGGACCCTCGGGAAGCACCTCGCCGTCGATGACCCCTATGCCTTCGCTGTCACGGCTGTGCCCACAGGCACCCGGCAGGTCAAGGTGTTCGGGCCCGGGCGAGCGATGGGCGAGGGCATCCTGGACCACCTGGACGTCCCCGTCGAGATGCCGCCCTTGCCGTCGGTGCCCTCGGGCCACAAGTACTTCCTGATCGTGCTCAACCGACACTGGGACGACGACGCCGGCGGCTTCCGCTCCGAGCTCGGGTACATCGAGGGCTCCGCCGCGAGGGTCATCCCCGCCTACACCAAGACCCCGGGCGTCCTCTCGCAACAGCCGCTCGCCCTGGTGCGCATCACCGCGGGCAACACCGTTCCGACGGAGATCGTGGACCTTCGCGTCGTGAGCACCGACGGCGCGGGCGGCAATACCGTGTTCGACGACCTCGCCCTCGCGAACGGCCTGGGCGGTAACACCGGCTCGATCGTGCGGAACGCGACGACGGGGCGCATGTTCATGGTCTCGTGCGACGCCAACGGGGGGCGCACCCTGGTCCCCTTTGCGAACCCGCAGGGCAACGTCAAGACGTTCGATGGCGGCTCGGTGCAGCAGATGCACGGGTCCATCGTGCCGGTCCAGTGGCACGTTCGCCGCATCCCCGTCGGGCCGTACAACGCCGACGGCGCCATCGTGTTCGTCTCGGCCATGTTCATGCTCCACGGGATGCATAGCGGCGGATGGGGCGGGATCTCTGCGGACTCGACAGGCGGGATCGCCGACGTGAACATCGGCAGGATCGTCGGCGGCCCGTCCTCCTTCGCGCCCGAGTACGGAACGCCGTTCCTCTGGCACTACGTTCAGCCGGGCGGAAGCGGGAACGGCACCGGGCACGGCCTCTTGCTGACGAGCGGCGACCTGGTCCTGACGGACATGATGCCGAACACCTCGGTGCGCCTCGCTTCCGGGCTGAACGACATCAAGCTCTCCTTCTCCTACTACACGGCGACCGCGAACCTGACCACTATGGGCGCCTGGATCGGGTACTGACCGTGCCAGACTCTCACCTGACGCCGCGCTACCGCGGCACCTTGCGCGCGATCCGCGCGGGCATGTACGCCGCCACCCTCACGGCCGCCGTCTCGATGGTGGCGTGGACGCCGCCGATCCTGGAGTCCATCATCGGTGTCGCGCTCACCGCGACCTGGGCCGGGATGCTCTCCGTCTCCAGCGTCATCGCGCTGTACGGTGCGGCGGCCGGGCGATACCGCATCGAGTGGCCCTCGGCCTGGGTGGCCGCAGGCGCCTCGGCGGCCTACCTGGTCACGCTGCTCGCCGCCTCTTTCGATGGGATGCCCACCCATGCCTCCCGAGCCGCGCTGAGCGCAGCAGTCACGCTGGCCCTGATCTATCGGGCCTGCGAGCTCGGAGCCCACGCCGCCGCGCTTCGAGAGGCACACCACGACAGGGAACGGAGAGCCGAGGGGTGAGCTTTCCGACCTGGGCCGGGATCATCGTCACGATGCTCGGCGGACTTGGCGGCGTTGCTGCCCTTATCAAGGCCCGTCACGACAAGCGCATCGGCGTACGACAGCAGGATCTCACCGAGGTCGAGTCCCTGGAGAACCGCCTGCGCGCGGAGATCGCCCGCCTGGACGGCGCTTTCAAGGAGATCCGCGACGAGCTCAAGGCCGCGCGCGAGGAGAACGAGGCGTTTCGCCAGGGGATCATCGAGCGCGAGGACTACATCGACAAGCTCCAGCATCACATCTACAGCCAGTCGCCACCCCCGCCGCCGCCCCGCCCCCAGTTCACCCGATAGACTGGACCTGACCCCACCAGGAGGACGACATGGCCTACGCCAACGGCAAGATCCCCGCGAAGGCGCTCCGCCGCTCGACGACGGGCGTGAGCCTGCGCTCCGACGCGGCCGCCAGCCTCGACCGCCTCGCGGCCGAGTTCGAGAAGGACATGAAGCGTCCGCTCAAGGCGACCGACGGCTACCGCGAGCTCAGGGGGCACGAGTACGCGCAGGAGGAGATCTTCTTCGACCGCTACCAGCGGAAGTACTGCCAGTACGCGCCCGGCCGTGTCGACCGCCGTGTCTACAAGGGTCAGGCGTTCTACCGCAAGCCCGGCACGCACGCCGCGGCGGTGCCTGGCACCTCGAACCACGGCCTCGGCATCGCCGCCGACCTTGCCAGCGGGATCAACACCGGCTTCGGCTCCGAGGCCTACCTCTGGATGGCGAAGAACGCGGGGCGCCACGGGTGGTCGAACACCGAGGGCCGGGGGGTCAACGAGCCCTGGCACTGGGTGCACGCCGCCTCGAAGGACCGCTACCCGTTCAGGCGGATCTCGGTCACGGGCGACTTCGACCTGGCGACCCGGTACGCGCTCCAGCGCGCGCTCGGTCGTCGCGTGACGTCGGCCTCGACGGACGCCGGCCTCAAGGCCCTGTGGAAGTCGATCCAGAAGCGGCTCAACAAGCGCGGCGCGAACCTCGTTCCCGACGGCGTCCCGGGCCCCAAGACGGTCCGGGCGCTCCAGAGCGACCTTCGCCGCATCAACAGGCTGCCGGCCAACCGCCCCCAGGTCACCGGCAGGCTCGACACCAGCACGATCAAGGCGTGGCAGCGCTCGCTCAACGCCCGGAAGTTCTGAGAAGGAGACACGGCCATGAGCCAGGAGCTGCGGAACAAGATCTACGGCGTCATCGGCGCCCTCGGCACGATCGTGCTCGTGTTCGGCTTCGCCACGGCGGAGGACATCGACACGATCACCGACCTGCTCTCCAAGCTGCTCGACAGCGGCGTGGAGATCGCAACGACGGGCGCGGCGCTGCTCGCGTTCTTCAAGTCGCTGCCGAGCAAGGTCACGGTCATCGAGGCGCCTCGCGCCGAGGTGGCGCAGGCTATCGGCCTCGACGGTGGCCCGCTCGTCTCGCAGTACGACCTCGACCGCGAGGACGAGGCGAACGCCGACCTGGAGGACTGACACGTGACCCTCTACCGATACGGGGCGCTCCCGGCCGTCACGGCGGCCGGAGAGCTGCTCACGGGCGGCGGCTCCGTGCAGGTGTGCGCCGTCGCCGACACGACTTTGGCCACGCCCCTGACCGTCCTCCTGGAGGGCGCCGTCCCGGCGAACGCGGTAGAGGTCTCCACCATCGGCCTGACGCCGCCGTTCAGCGTCGAGGATCACGCCGAGGTCGTGTTCAAGTCTGGCCCCTACGTGGTCCGGCTCGCGTCGCTCGGCGGCCTCGTGGAGCGCGCCGAGGCTGCCGCGACGGCAGCTGCGGCATCGCGCGCGGCCGCCGAGGGCGTGGCGGCCACCGTCGAGAGCGCTCCGGCCATCCTGCCTCCGGGCGGCTCGTACGGCGACATGCTTGTCCGCGGCGCCGCCGAGCACACCGGAGAGTGGGTTCCGCCCCTCACGGGCGGCGGCGGCACGGCAACCCTTCCCGCGGGCTACCCGTCGTCGTGGCCGTCGACGTTCCCGCCGACGGCGCACTCGCACACCGTGAGCGCCATCAGCGACGCGACGACCGTCGGTCGGTCCCTCATGAGCGCCACGGATGCTCAGGCCGCTCGGGCGGCCATCGGCGCAGGCACGGGTAACGGCACCTCGAACCTCACGCTCGGCACGACCTCGTCCACGGCGGCCCCGGGCAACCACGTGCACGACGCGGGGAGCGTCGCGTACACGCCGAGCGGCAGCATCACCGCGACGAACGTCCAGGCGGCCATCGCCCAGGCGGCCACGCTGGGCGGCAGCGGGACGGCCACGGCCACCTCGATCGACGTCGTCTACGCCTCGGGCGCGTACCCGACCCAGCCCGCGACGCCGCCGGCGGGGGCCAAGGTGCGCCGCTTCCTCGGGCCCGTGCCCTACGCAGGCCCGGCCTGGGCCGGCGTCGTCGACGTCTACAACTACGCCCCGCTGACATGAGCGCCCCGATCCCCGGCGTCACGTACGTCCGCTCCCGGCTCAACCCGGCCGAGTGGCTGGCCCCGAACCGGCCCAGCCTTCTCTCCGGGCGAGACTCGCTCGTCCTGGGGACCTACATCCCGGGCCCGGGGACGACTGGCGTGCTGCCGGGGACGAACCTGACGGTCCGCGAGGCGAACTCGTCGGGCTACATCACCCTGTCGACACCCAACCAGACGATCCGCGACACCGAGTTCTGGGGCACGGTGCAGTTCAACGCGCCGGGCATCCGGCTGGAGAACTGCGCGCTGCGGGGGAAGAACCCCAACCTCATCACGTCGACGAGCGAGTGCCTGCGTTCCTATGGGGCGAACAACTACCACGGCGTGCTCGTGGACTGCACGATCGACCCTATGCCCTGGCAGGACGAGCGCGACATCCCGCTCAAGGCGATCCTCGGGGTGCACGGCGGCAACGTCGAGCTCTACCGCTGCGAGATCACGAACGTCGAGGACGCCTGGTCCCACCTCGGGCACAGCGTCATGGCGGGAGAGAGTTCCGTGCGCTCGCACTTCTCCGTGCTGGAGCAGAGCTGGTGCCACCGGATGTTCTTCACGAACGGCCCGAGCGTCACGCAGAGCGGCAAGCGCACGCACAGCGACGTGTTCCAGATCCAGTCCGGCAAGAACATCACGATCCGGGGCAACATGCTCGGCGGCGCCCGGGACATGGTCGGCTATCGCACCTGGCCCGATGGCTACAACTCGGGCGACGATGCGTTCAACGCGGCCTTCCAGGTCGCCCAGGGCGTCGACGCTTCTGCCGACGCTCTCGTCGAAAACGTCATCTTCGACCGCAACTGGGTCGCGGGCGGCACCTCCGGGGTGAACCACTCCTACAGCTCGGCGCGACCGAACACCTTCGCGACGATGTCGGTGACCAACAACCGCTTCTTCACGCGAGGCACCGGATGGGGCACCGCGGCCAACGAGTCTGGCGGCTACGACTCCGGGAACGGCTTCTACATCATTCGCGACGCTTCCCTGGCCGCCGAGTACAGTGGGAACGTCAACCATGAGACCGGCCTGCCGGTCACGATCACGAGCGGGTGACCCGATGGGCTACTTGAAGAACACCGCCGAGGGCGGCACGCACGGCGCGAACGTCTCCGTCGCCAACTCTGGCGGCGCCTCGGGAGACCCGTTCGACACCATCGTTATCAACAACGCTGCGGCCAACGGCGGCGGCACGGCGTTCGTGTACGACACCACTTCGGCGCTCCAGGGCTCGATGGGCATTCGCCTGACGCCCGCCGCGGCGACCTCGTATCTCCGCTGGACGGACCCCACGCCTGGCGCTCGCGGCGGCCTGCGCCGCCCGTTCAAGTACACCGGCGCGCCGAGCGCCCAGATCGACCTCGCCTCGATCCGCTCCGAGGGCGGCGGCGTGCTCGGCGAGACAGCCGGCGCCGCTATGCTCAGCATGGTGGTCACGACGTCGGGCCGCGTCGCCATCGCGCCCGCGGGCACGAATGACGCGGCATCGGCGTTCCTGCTCACCGTCGGCGACACCTACTGGTTCGAGATGTTCGCCGAGAAGGGCACGACGACGACCGACGGCAAGGCGTGGCTCCGCGTCTACGCCGAGGACGGCACGACGGTCCTGTGGGACTACAGCAACAGCGCCTGCAACACGCGATCGAGCAACGCTTGGCAGTTCCGCTTTGGCGGCATGACGAGCGCGACCGGCTACACGCGAGACGACCTCGACAGCATCCAGGCGGGCGCCCTGTCGAGCGGCTTCTTCGGCCCCCTGTCGAACGCGGTCCCGACGTTCAGCTCGATCAGCGCCACCCAGAACGTCGCGGCTGGTGCGGCCGTCTCCGTCACGGCGAGCGCGACCGACCCTGACGGCACGGTCGCCTCGTACGACTGGACGGTCGACTACTGCTCGACGACGGCGCCGACCCTGTCCGGGGCGAGCACCGCGACGGCGACCTTCACCGCCCCCGCTGCCGGGAACCTCGTCGTGCTCAAGTGCACGGCGACGGACAACCTCGGCGCGACGTCGTCGGCGACGACCGAGGTCCGTGTCCCGAGCTCTGGGGCGCTCACGGTGCTGCCGGACGATGCCGGCAAGGGCTACACCGTCTCGACGCCGTACGCGACGTTCGGCACGGTTGCCAACGCGAGCCTCGCCCTCGCCGACGCCTCGGCGAGCACGGGGATCGAGTCCAACGAGGTCGGGCCGACGCCGCAGCTCTCCCGGTTCCGCCTGGCTCCGGCGACAGCTCGCGACAACGCGAAGATCACGCTCGCCGGGGTCGCCAAGACGGACTCGGGCGCCGTGACGGCGTCGGTGGCCCTGTTCCAGGGCGCCGTGCAGCGGCAGGTCTGGGGGCTCACCCCGACGACGACCCCGACGGCCGTCGAGCTCTCGCTGAGCGGCGGGACTCTCTCGGCGATCACAGACTGGGGCAACCTGTGGCTCCAGTTCTCGGCGGAGGACTGACAGATGGCGAAGGTTCGCGTCGCAGGGGTCGAGGTCGTCACCGTCCTGTCGCCGCGCCTGCGGGTGGCAGGCGTCTCGATGACGACGACAGCCCCGCCGGCCACCCGGTTGCGTGTCGCAGGCGTCTCCTTCACCGGAAACGCGAAGCCACAGATCCAGTCCCTCGTGATCGACTCGGGGGATCGCGAGCCCTTCACGGTCGCGACGATCACGGCGACGCTGAGCCCGGGGTCGCCCACTCCCGACTCCTGGACCATCTCGCAGACGTCTGGGCCCACGGTCTCGCTCGTCGGCGCCGGGCCGTCGTGGACCTTCGAGCTGCCCGCGGTCATGCCGCCGAACGGGGCCCAGCTCTGGTTCACGGCAGTCGCGGCGCTCGTGGGCGGGGGCTCCTCGTCCATGAGCGCCGCGACGGCGGTGCTGCCCTGCACGCAATGGGTGCGCGCGGCCGACGGCTCCTGGGTCGGGTCGAAGTTCGTCGTCTAGAACGGCGGCTCGTCCATCTTCGCGAGCTCGGCGGGCGGCGGTGCCCAGCTGCCTGACGACGGTGGCGCCTCGAGGTAGGCGATCGCGCGGCGGAGCAGCTCGACGTCGTCGTGAGCCGCCCCAAGGAGGTCGTGGTTGCAGCGCTTGCAGCACAGGCCCCGCACGGCGCCCGTCTGATGGTCGTGGTCGACGGCGAGGCGCTTCGAGCGGGGTCGGGCCCGGCAGATGGCGCAACGCCCGCCCTGGAGGGCCAGGAGGCGGGCGTACTCGTCGGCGTCGATGCCGAACCGCTTCTCGATGCCAGCGGCGTGCGAGGCGGCCGAGGCGCACGCACGGCATCGCGAGCCGGACGTGTAGAACAGTGGCACGAAGCTCTGGCAGCCCGCGCACCAGCGCGCGCCGTCGGGGCACTCGGCCGCGGGGACGCGCTTGCGGTGCTGCCCCTCGAGGGCCTGCGCAAGCCGGGCGCGGGCGAACTTCGCCTGGACGTCGGCAGGCTGGAGGGCCACCCAGTGCCAGCCGCAACGGCGCTTGTTGCCGTACGGCTGGCGAGGGCAGCCCTCCTCGATGCAGCGTCTATCTGCGCGTGCCACGCTTCTCCGCCGCCGTGATCGTCGTGTCTCGGAGCCAGTATCCGCCCCAGACTCCGTGGTTCACCTTCGTCCTGCGGGCGAAGCTGAGGCAGTCCTCGATGACGGGGCAGGCCCCGTGGCAGAGTACCTGAGCGACGATCTCGCCCTTCTTCTCGCCGTGCGCGAAGATGGCCTCACGCAGCTCCTCGTCCTGCCACGTGTCGCGGCAGGCGGCCTGTTCGCGCCACGGGACCTCCGGGTCTCGCGGCGGCGCGTCGGGGCCCGGTCCGGCATTCTTCTCGGGCATCTCCCCGGCTGGCATGATGACCTTGATGCCCTTCTCGGCGAGAAGCCTCGCCCCGGCCGCGCGACGGAGCGCGCCTGCGCACAGGCCACACAGGGCCTCACCCTGTGACACGTGCCCCGCGGCGCCTGCCAGCCTCCCGTGGCCGGGCGTGCCGCCACGGGAGGCTTCGAGGATCTCCTGCTCGATGCGCTTCGCGTCGTCGGGGAAGTCGGCCATCGCCTTCTCCGCCGCCGTGCGACGATACGTGGCGCGAACGCCGGCGCTCACGCGAGGCCGCGGTGCAGTGCGCCCGGCCAGGGCTTCACGGAGCGCTTCGAGCTCGGGCCTCATGCGACCGCCACCCTCACCTCGGTGTCGAGCAGGTCCTCCAGCATCGTGACGACGAGCCGGGGGTCGCGGCACTCGCGCACGACGAGCGCACGAGGCCGCAACTCCCAGTCGAGCCACCCGAAGGTGACCATCGCGTCACATCTCCCAGGGAGCCTTCGGAGCGGCGGCCGGCGCGGCCTCGCTCTCGGGCTGGTACACCTCGATGCCCTCGGGCAGCTCGCCCGGGAAGGGCGCAGGGGCCTGGAACTGCGGCTGCTGCGGCGCAGGGGCCGGGGCAGGCGCGAGGGCCGGGGTCGGGGCGAGGGCGGGCGCAGGGGCCTCCTGCTGGACGGGCGCGGCAGCGACGAACGGGTCGCCCGGCTGGGTCGGCACGGCGACGGCCTGCTCGACCTTCGCCGACTGGAGGCCCTGCGCGTAGCCCTCGATGAGCTTCGCTGTCACCTTGTTCGGGTGGGCCCACTCGCGCACGTCGTCGAGCGTGAACTCGACGTCGTACTCGGCCGCCGTGTCGCTCACGATCTCGTCGAGC